CCGAGCAGATGCTGGCGAAGGCGACCGAGCTGAAGCTCACCGTGTACCGGCACGAGACGGCGGTGCCGCCGCTGGTGCTCACCGTCACGCCGGGCAGCACGAAGCTGAAGGTCGCGCCGGCGAAGGGCGCGGTCGCCGTCGATGCGGCCGAGGCGGGAGGCGACGAATGAAGCGCCTGCTCTGCTGGTTCGGCTGGCACCGCCCGATGCCGGGGTGCTCTCGGCAGCGCGCCCTCGTCTACGTGTGCGCCACCTGCGGCTCGCTCGAGCGCGGCGAGATGGCGGTGCGGCGATGAGCGACGCGAAGGCAGCTCGACGCGATCAGGCCCGCTACTACGCGACGACGCACACCCAGCAGCGAACGATGCTCAGCGACGGGGCGCTCACCGAGCTCTGCGCGACGTACCTCGAGCTGCTCGCCGACTTCCGGGCGCTCGAGGCGGCGCACGAGACTCAGGACCAGGCGCTCGACGAGGCGCTCCGCCAGCGCGACGTGCTGCGCACCATGACGTCCCGGCGCGGGGCGGAGGGCGAGGGCTGATGGCGCTCCACGCACGCAGCGCGGCCGCGCGGGCCATGGACAAGAAGGACTACGGCACGCCGCGATCGGTGTACGAGGCGCTCGAGAGGGACTTCGGGCCCTTCACGGTCGACCTCGCCGCGCACGAAGGCAACGCGAAGCACGCCCGGTACTTCAGCCCGCGCCACGACTCGCTGAGGATGAGCTGGGAAGGGGAGACGGGTTTCCTCAATCCGCCCTACGGCAGGGGCATCGCGACCTGGCTCAAGAAGGCCCGCGACTCGGCCATCTACGAGCGCGCCGTCGTCGTGCAGCTCATCCCGGCCAACGTGGGCTCGCAGTGGTGGCGCGCCCTGGTGATGGGCGCCGCCAACGACGCCGGCAAGCTGCTGCAGAGCTTCTGGGTCCCCGAGACGCAGGTGCTGTGGCTGCGCTGGGAGGGCCTCGTCACCGGCGTGCACGTCTGGCCCACCCGCATCACCTTCGATGGAACGCCGATCAACGAGTGCGCGATGTTCGACAACGCGGTGGTGGTCCACGCCTCCCCCAACCGCGCGCCGCCGGCGAGCTCGCGCGTGGCCGGCAGCCTCACCTGGGGGTGGCCGCGATGATCCGCCGCCTCCTCTGCCGTTTCTTCGGCCACCGCTGGGTCCGCGACGTCCGCGCCGAGCCCGTGGCCATGCCCAACGTCTGCACCCGCTGCGGAAGGTGGACCCGATGAGCACCTCGACGCGCTACCTCTCCGCCCTCGATCAGCTCGAGCGCGCCATCGCGGCGCTGCGACGGCGCCCTCAGCCGAAGAGGAAGAACAAGAAGTCGCGCCGTCCGCCCCCGGCACCTGTCCGCCGCAAGGCCACGAAACGACAGGTCGCCACCGCCCCCACGCCTCGGTGCAACGTTGCACCGGCCGTCACCCCGCCGCGCACCGACGCGCCGGTCGAGCAGCTCGTCGAGCGGGTGCGCACCGAGCTGCCCGAGGTCTTCGGCCCGCCGGCGCCGCCCGCCACGGTCCTGGAGCTGCACGGGCCATGGGACTTCGGCACGCCGACGGGTCGCGCCTTCGCCGAGCTGCGCCGGGAAGAGCCCCTCGAGCGCGCGGCGTGGAGGGACGCGGGGTGAGTCGGGGCACCTGCTACGCCGAGGACTGCTTCGCGCCGGTCGACGGGCACGGGCTCTGTTCCGCGCACCGGAAGCGCCAGGCGCGGGGCACCTCCCTCAGCGCGCCGAAGGTGGACAAGAGCCGCTCCCGCCTCGAGGTGGCCCTCGACGCCTCCATCGCCCTCGCCGACGCTGACACCTCCGACGACGCGGCGTGGGCCCGGGCGAAGGACAACTGGCGGAAGGCCATTCTCGCCTACGCCCGGCGCGAGCTCCGCGCGGCCATCATCGCCGGCTTGCGCCGCCGCGCCCGGGCTGGGCTGTCGCTCGGCCGCCCGGCTCGCCTCTCTCGCCAGGAGGCCACCACGGCAGTGGAACGCGCCGGCGGGGTGCGCGCTGCCGCGCGAGAGCTGGGCGTCGCCCGCTCCGTCGTCACACGCGCCCTGAAACGCTCGTAGACACTGGTACCGAAATCTTGAGTTTTCGGTGCCACCGAGTGTGCGTGGCCCGGAAACTGTCCGCGGCCGCGCCGACTCTTGTCGCGTGGCTCTGACACCGAAACAACAGGCCTTCGTCGACTCGTACACGGGCAACGGCACCGCCGCGGCTCGAGCCGCAGGGTACGCGGGCAACGACGCGACCCTCGCGCAGGTCGCCAGCGAGAACTTGAAGAAACCTGAGGTGCTGGCGGCGATTCAGGCACGCAACGAGGTGCCGGCGCAGGTACGCGCGGCCGTCGCGCAGGCCGGCGACATCGCCACGCGCGCCGCTCGGCAGGCCTTCTGGACCAGGACGATGCTGGATGAGAAGGCGAAGTTGGCCGACCGGCTCAAGGCCTCGGAGCTGTTGGGGCGCAGTGAGGCCGACTTCGTGGAGCGCCTGCAGCACGAGGGGAAGCTGACGCTCGAGCAGCTCGTGCTGGCGTCGCAGCGCGCGCCCGAGCCCGAAGGGGGCTGACGTGCAGTCGGCCGCCATCATCCGGCGTTGGCGTGAGGACCCGCGCGTCTTCGTGCGCGAGTGCCTCGGCGCCGTGCCCGACGAGTGGCAGGACGAGACGCTGTGGGCGCTCGTGAGCGCGAAGAATGCCGACGGCGTCCCGCTCGATCGCTTCGCCCTGAAGGCATCGAAGGGCCCTGGCAAGTCGACGCTGCTGGCCTGGGCCATCTGGTGGTTCCTCGTGTGCTTCCCGCACCCGAAGGTGGTGTGCACCTCGATCACCGGCGACAACCTCGAGGACGGTCTCTGGAGCGAGCTGGCGAAGTGGCAGAAGCGCTCGCCTTTCCTGCGGAGCGCCTTCGAATGGACGGCGACGCGCATCACCGCGAAGGATCACCCCGAGACGTGGTGGTGCTCAGCGCGCACGTGGCCCAAGGGCGGGACTGCCGAGCAGCAGGCGGACACGCTCGCCGGCGTCCATGCCGATCACGTGATGTTCGTCCTCGACGAGGCTGGCGGCATCCCCGACAGCGTGGCCGCCGCCGCTGAAGGTGGCCTCGCGAATGCCGACGCGGCCGCCGGTCGCACCGCGAAGCTGCTGCTCGCCGGAAACCCGACGCACCTCTCTGGCCCGCTGTACCGCGCGTGCACGTCCGAGAGGGCGCTCTGGTGGGTGAAGGAGATCACCGGCGACCCGGACGATCCGAAGCGTGCCCCGCGCGTCGGCATCGAGTGGGCGCGCGCGCAGATCGCCAAGTACGGCCGCGACAACCCCTTCGTGCTGGTCAACGTCTTCGGCCGCTTCCCGCCGACCAGCGCCAACAGCCTGCTGGGCCCCGACGACGTCAGCGACGCGATGAAGCGGCGCCTGGGCGAGCGCGAGTACTTCGAAGAGGTGAAGATCCTCGGGGTCGACGTCGCCCGCTTCGGTGATGACCGCTCCGTCATCTTCGCGCGGCAGGGGCGGGCAACGTGGCAGCCGAAGGTCTTCCGCAACCTCGACCTGATGGAGCTGACGGGGCAGGTCGCGCTCGTGTGGCAGAAGTTCCAGCCCGACGCGTGCTTCATCGACAACGCCCTGGGCGCCGGCGTCATCGACCGCCTCAAGCAGCTCGGCTACCGCGCGATGGGCGTCGACTTCGGCGGCAAGGCACTCACGCCGAAGTTCGCGAACCGCCGCGCGGAGATGTGGTGGGGCATGGCGGAGTGGATTCGCGAGGGCGGCACGCTGCCCGAGATGCCGGAGCTGACGAGCGAGCTCACGACGCCGGTGTACAAGTTCGACGAGAACTCGCGCCTGCTGCTCGAGAAGAAGGCGGAGATCAAGAAGCGCACGGGCGTCAGCCCCGACCTCGCTGACGCCCTCGCGCTCACCTTCGCCGCGCCCGTCGCACCGCGCGGCCTCCGTCGCCTCACGGGCGGCGGGCAACAGACGCAGCACGACTACGACCCTTTCAAGCGAGGAGCAGCGTAATGGGCCTTCCCACCATCACCAACGGCAAGCCGGACGGCAACTCGACAGCCGTCGTGAAGTACAACGGCGCGTCGTCGCAGCCAGGCATCACCGACGCGGAGCGCATCGCGCGCAAGCGCAAGGAGCTCGGCGCGACCCTCGCGGTGCCCGACTACACCGACGAGCTCCTCATGAAGGCCGCCGGCGGCACCGTGCAGCGGCTGCGCAAGCAGGGACGCAAGAGCACCTTCCTCTCCACCGACGCGTGGGGCGGCCAGTGAGCGCCCAACAGCGGAAGCAGTACCTGCAGCGGTGGGCTGCGTTGCGCGGGGAACGCGACAGCTGGCTCTCGCACTGGCGCGAGCTCGCGGAGAACATCCGCCCGCGCGGCTACCGGTACCTCTCGTCGGACCGCAACCGCGGCGACAAGAAGAACGACGCCATCATCAACGGCACGCCCATCCGCGGCATGCGCGTGCTGACGGCCGGGATGATGTCGAGCGTGACGAGCCCCTCGAGGCGCTGGTTCCAGCTGACGACGAGCGACCGCGCGCTCTCGGAGCTCGCCTCGGTGAAGGAGTACCTCGCGCAGGTGGCCGACGAAATCAGCCGGGCCATCTCCAAGTCGAACCTCTACAAGGCCCTGCACCACGTCTACCTCGACCTGGTGCCCTTCGGGACGAGCTGCCTGCTCATTGAGGAGGACGCCGAGGACGGCATTCGAGGCTACGTCTTCCCGCTGGGCTCCTACTGCCTGGCGAACTCGTCCCGCATGGCCGTCAACACGCTGTACCGCGAGGCGACGCTCACCGTGGGGCAGCTCGTCGAGCAGTTCGGCCTCGAGGCCTGCAGCCTCAGCGTGCAGAACCTGCACCGCGACGGGCGGCTCGACACCGCCGTGAAGGTGATGCACGTCATCGAGCCGAACGCGGCCTACTCGCCGGGGAAGCTCGGACCGCGCGGCAAGGCCTTCAGCTCGTGCTGGTTCGAAGTCGACAGCGCCGACGAGGTCGGCCTGCTGCGCGAGTCGGGCTACGAGGAGCAGCCCTTCATCGCGCCCCGGTGGCAGACGACGGCCGACGACGTCTACGGCGCCAGCTGCCCCGGCATGGAGGCGCTGGGCGACTGCAAGGCGCTGCAGGAGAGCGAGCGCGAGAAGGCGAAGGCCATCGACAAGGTGGTGACGCCGCCGATGCAGGGGCCGAGCTCGCTGGCGGGGGAGCTCGTCAGCCTCCTGCCGGGCGGCTTCACCGCCGTCGATGGGACGACGCCCCAGCACACGCTGCGGCCGAGCGTGGAGGTCCACCCGTCCGCGGTGGCCACCATCGGCCAGGAGATCCGCGAGTTGGAGAACCGCATCATGGCGCTCTTCTACGCGGACCTCTGGCTGGGCATCACCCGCGCCGACGAGACGATGACGGCCACGGAGGTCAACGCGCGCCGCGAAGAGCAGCTGATGCAGCTCGGGCCCGTCAACGAGAACCTCCAGAACGAGATGCTCGACCCGCTCATCGAGCGCGTCTTCGCCATTCTCCAGCGCCAGGGGCGGCTGCCGATGCCGCCCGAGGAGCTGCAGGGGGCGCCGATCAAGGTGGAGTACATCTCCGTCATGGCTCAGGCCCAGAAGCTGGTGGGGGTCGCCAGCATCGAGCGCCTCGTCGCCTTCGTGGCCAACGCGGCCGCGCTGCACCCGGGGCTCGCTACCGTCCTCGACAAGGTGGACTTCGACCAGGCGGCCGACGAGCTCGCCAGCGCCTTCGGTACGCCTCCCGGCGTCATCCGTCCCGACGACGTCGTCGAGAAGATCCGCTCGCAGCGCGCGGCCCAGCAGCAGCAGGCCCAGCAGATGGCCGCTGCGCAGCAGGCCGCCGAGACGGCGCAGACGCTCAGCGCCACCGACACGGAGGGCGACAACGCCCTCACCGGCCTCCTCAAGCGCACCGGTGTCGCGTGAGCAGCCTCGACCCGAACCTCACCGCCGCCGAGCGCAAGGCCGCGGCGCTGCGGGAGCACGAAGAGCGGGCCCGGGTGGAGCGCCTGCAGCGCGCGGACGACCTCCGCGCCGTCATGGGCACGCCGGAGGGCCGCCGCTTCGTGTGGCGGCTGCTCAACGAGGCCGGGTTGTTCAGCTCGAGCTACACCGGCGAGGCCATCAGCGGGGCCTTCACCGAGGGGAAGCGCGCCTTCGCCGTGGGCCTGATGAAGCAGCTGCAGGCCGAGTCGCGGGACGCGTACGTGCTGATGGTGGGCGAGGCCACGGCCGCGCTTCCGGTCCGCCTGGCACCGTCCACCCGTGAGCGGCTCGGCGACTAGCCGGAAAGTGTCCGCGCACACGCCGACTCTCGCGGTGTGAGCAAGACGACCGAGCCGACGCCCCCCGCCGCACCCGCTGGTACGCCCCCTGCCGGGGCGGCCACTCCTCCGCCTGCGCCTGCCGCGTCGGCGACGTTCCTCGGGGAGCCCCCGAAGGCAGGCGACGGAGCCGCGCCCGCCGCCACGCCTCCCGTCGCTGAGAAGCCGCCCGAGAAGGGCGAGGGCGAGAAGCCCGCCGAGAAGCCCGCGGAGAAGGCGAAGCTCGAGGTGAAGTTCGCCGAGGACCTCGGCGTCAGCGAGGCGCAGGCGAAGGCCTTCACGGAGCTGGCGCAGTCGCTCGATCTCGACAGCGCGAAGGCGCAGAAGCTCGTCGACCACTACGCCGCCCTGGCCAAGTCCTCGCGCGAGGCGGCCGAGGCGGCCTTCGTCGAGCAGCAGCAGAAGCTCCGCGCCACCATCGAGGCCGACAAGGAGCTCGGCGGCGCCAACGCGACCGCCACCCGCACCGCCGCCCACAAGGCGCTCTCGCGTTTCGGCACGCCCGGGCTCACCGAGCTGCTCGACAACGGCCTGGGCAACCACCCCGACGTGGTGCGCTTCCTCGCCGCGGTCGGGAAGTCCATCGCCGAGGACACCGTCTCCACCATGAAGACCACCAACCACAGCGGCGAGCTCACCGAAGAGCAGCTGCTGAAGCAGCTCTACCCCTCGATGCACAAGGAGTCCTGACGAATGGCCGTCATCAACGCCGGTAACCTCTCCCTGCTGGACCTCGCGAAGCGCATGGACCCCTCGGGTGCCATCGCGCCGATCGTCGAGCTGATGACGCGGAAGAATCCGCTGCTCCGCGACATGGTGTGGAAGGAAGGCAAGCTGCCGACCGGCCACCAGTTCACCCACCGCACGGGCCTGCCGACCCCCGAGTGGCGCAAGCTGAACGCCGGCGTCTCGGCGCAGAAGTCGAAGACGGACCAGATCGTCGAGACGTGCGGCATCCTCTCGTCGATCTCCAAGGTGGACCGCGACCTGGCGAAGGTCGGTGGCAACGAGGCGGCCGCGCGCCTCAGCGAAGACGTCGCCTTCCTGCAGGGCTTCGACAACGTCGCCGAGTCGGCCTTCTTCTACGAGGACACGGCCACCACGCCCGAGGCCATCAAGGGCTTCGCGTCGCGCCTCAACTCGCTCTCGGGCCCGTACCCGAAGCAGATCCTCGACGCGGGCATGGGGCCCGTCGGCGCCGACCAGGCGTCGGTGTGGATCGTCGGCTGGGGTGACGAGACGGTGTACGGCATCGTGCCGAAGGGCATGCCGGCCGGCCTGCAGCGCGAGGACCTCGGCAAGCAGCTCGTGAAGGACTCCAACAACAAGGAGTTCGTCGCGTGGGTGACGGAGTGGAGCTGGCGCATCGGGCTCTGCGTGCAGGACGCGGAGTACCTCGTCCGCATCTGCAACATCGACATGTCGAACATCGCGGCCACCGGCAACCTGCTCATCCAGGCGCTGGTGAAGGGCGTGCGCCGCATGAAGTCGCTCGAGGGCGTGAAGCCGGTCATCTACATGCCGCGCGAGGTCATCACCTTCCTCGAGCTGCAGGCGCTCGACTCGACGAAGAACTCGACGCTCACCTACAAGGACGTCGGCGGCATGCCGATGCCCTTCTTCCGCGGCATCCCCGTGCGTCAGTCCGACGCGCTGCTGCTCACCGAGTCGATCGTCACCTGATCGCCGCGCTGAGGGCGACCTGCTTGCGCAGAGGTCGCCTTCGGCACCACCTCTCCCACGGAACCCCAGAAATGATCCTCGACTCCGAAAACCTCCTCTCCAGCAACCAGAGCGTCGCGCAGGCGATCGGCAGCTACCTGTCGACCAACAGCATCGACCTCGGAACCAACCCCACCACGCCGCTGGGCAACACGCCCCCCAGCGACCCGGGCCGCGCCCACCGCGGGGAGATCTTCTCCCAGCTGACCGCCGACGTGACGTCGGGCGGCGCCGGCACGCTCGAGTTCCAGCTCGTCGAGGGCACGGGCGTCGACGGCGCCGGGCAGATCAACGCCGGCCTCGCCGTCCTGCAGTCGACCGGCGCCATCGCCCTGGCCACCCTGAAGAAGGGCTACCAGGCGCGCCTGGCCATCCCGGCCGGCATCAGCAAGCGCTACCTCGCGGTGCGCTACGTCGTCGCCGGCGCGGCGCTCACGGCCGGCACGGCCACCAGCGGCATCGTCTTCGACAAGCAGACCGCTCCGTCGGTCGGCTGACGTCGTCGCTGCCCGTTTCTCCTCGGTGGGCCGGGCAGCAACCGGCGGGGATCGTCCCCGCCGGCGCAGTTGGCGGGGTGGAGCAGAGGTAGCTCGACGGGCTCATTACCCGGAGGTCGCTGGTTCGAATCCAGCCCCCGCTATTTCGTAGGACCAAACACGGAGACGCACCATGGCCAGCCCCGAGAAGAAGAAGAACGATGCCCAGTCGGACCTCACCGTCGTCGACCCGAAGGCCGCCGCCAACGCCGAGGTGAACGCCGAGCTCGAGCAGCTCCGCGCCGAGAACGAGCGCATGAAGAAGGAGCGCGCCGCCTTCGAGGCCGTCGCGCGCGCCACCATCGAGAAGATCGACGCGGCGCCCACGGTCGACCCGAAGGCGACGCCGGCGGGCTTCTTCCGCAACGCCAAGGGCCAGCTCGTCGACGAGAAGTACCGCGGCCCGAAGCAGTACGAGGCCGGCGAGCACCTCTTCGTCGACGGCGCCTTCAAGCGGCCGGGTGACCGCTTCAGCGTCGTCGACACCCAGCCCGGGCGCGCCTGGGTGCCGCTGGTGCCGAAGACCGAGCCCGAGCTGGTGCGCGCCGAGACGTCGAGCGCGAGCCCCAACACGCAGACCCTCTGAGGTGAGTCGTGGCCAGCGTCACTACTGAGGCGCAGCTCTGCAACCTCGCGCTGGCCAACATCGGAGAGACCCAGCTCATCGACTCGCTCGATCAGCCGGGTCTCTCCGCGCGCCTCTGCAAGGCGCACTTCCGCACCGCCCGCAACTCCCTGCTCGAGCGCCGCTGGTGGCGGTGGGCGACGCGCCGCGTGACGCTGGCCCTCACGACCGAGACGCGCACGGGCTGGGACTTCGTCTACTCGGTGCCGAGCGACTGCCTCACGGCGCGGCACATCTGGAACGGCTACGAAGAGCCGCCCGTCGACGCCCGGGTGCCCTTCGTGCTCGAGGCGAACAACGGGGCCACCGGCCGCGTGCTCCTGACGAGCTGGGAGGACGCCGAGCTCGTCTACACGACGGACCAGGTGCCCGTGGCCGGCTTCCCGTCGCTCTTCGTCGACGCGCTCGCGTGGGAACTCACGGTGCGGCTGGCGCTGGCGTTGCCGAAGAAGCAGCAGCTCGCCGTCGGCGCCCGTACTGAGGCCGCCCGCTGGCTCTCGTTGGCCGCAGCGGCCGACATCAACCAGGCGCAGAAGGGCGCCTCGCCCGACTCGCCTCGCATCCTCGCGCGGAGGTAGTCGTGGCCCCCATTCGTCAGACCAACTTCGGCGGCGGCGAGCTCGCGCCGCTGCTGCACGGCCGCACGGACCTGCCCCTCTACGCGCGGGGCCTGCGCACCTGCCGCAACTTCATGGTGGTGCGCGAGGCGATGGCCGTCAGCCGCCCCGGCATGACGCACGTCGCGACGACGAAGCACCCCTCGAAGCGCTCGCGCCTCATCCCCTTCGTCTACTCGGACACGGTCTCGTACGTCATCGAGGCCGGCGAGAAGTACTTCCGCTTCTTCACCGGCGGCGCCGCCGTCGAGTCCAGCCCGGGCGTGCTGCTCGAGGTCGCGACGCCGTACCTCGAGGCGGACCTCCCTGAGCTGCGCTGGGCGCAGACCGGCGCGGTGCTGACCATCACCCACCCGCGCCACCCGCCCAAGGAGCTCCGCGCGCCGGCGTGGACCTTCACCACGGTGCAGTTCGGCCCGCCGTCGGACGGGCTGACGGGGGCGCCGATGCAGCCGTGCCTCGTCGGGGCCGACAACCAGGTGAAGCCGATGCCGATGCTGGTCGACAACCCGACCGACACGCTCTTCGTGCTCGACGCCGCGCACGCCCCGCAGGAGTGGAGGTGGCTCGTCACCACGCTCTTCCGCCACAAGACGGACGGGCGCACGGCGGAGTCGAAGCCGGTGGAGATCAGCCGCTACTTCGACGGCACCACGCAGGCGTCGGTGAAGCCACTCCCGGCGGACCACCTCGTGGTGCTCTACCCGGACCGCGGCGTCCTCGTTCGCGTCCCCCCTTTCGGCTCTCCGCTGTCGGCGAAGCCGGCGAACTGGGACGTCATCGGGCTGTGCTTCTACCGCGGACGCGGCTCCCTCTCCTCGGGTGGCCGCGCCAGCGTGTACGGCCTCGTCGGCACCACCGACCGCGCAGGGGACTTCTTCGACGCCGGCGCGGCGCCCGACTACCTCACGCCGCCGCCCCAGGGCTTCTCGCCTTTCGCCCAAGCGGAATACCCGGTGTCGGTCGCCTTCTTCGAAGAGAAGCGCGTCTTCGGCGGGACGTCGCAGCGCCCGGCGACGCTGCTTGCCTCGGCGACGGGCGACTACGGCAACCACGACGTGCCGGCCCTCATCATCAAGTCGCAGGCCCTCGAGTTCGAGCTCGCGGCGCGCTCCCGCCAGGCCATCCGCCACCTCGCGACGATGGGCCACCTCATCGTCCTCACCGACTCGGCGGTGTGGCGTTTCGGCGGTACCGCCGGCGAGCCCCTCGGCCCGGAGACGGTCGAGGCGCGCATCGTCGACCACGTGGGCAGCGACTTCGTGCAGCCGCTGCTCGTCGAGGGCTCGCTGCTCTGGGTGCGCAACAAGGGTCGCGGGGTGCGCGCGCTCGTTCGCGACGGGGAGGGCTACGCGGGCGTCGACGTCTCGCTCCACGCCCGTCACCTCTTCGTGGGCGGCGAGGGCGTCTTCGCGCTCGGCACTCGGCAAGTGCGCGACTGGGCGTACGCCGAGGACCCGTGGGGCGTCGTGTGGGTAGTGCGCAACGACGGGGCGCTCCTCTCGCTGGCCTACTCGCGCGAGCACGGCATGGCCGCCTGGGCGAGGCACGACTCGAAGGCGGGTGGCGACGACAACGACTGGAGCACGCTCTTCACCTCGGTCTGCAGCGTCCCCGAGGGCAGCGAGGATGCGGTCTACGTCGTGGTGCTGAGGGCCAACGAATGGCGCATCGAGCGCCTCGCGAGCCGCGTCGACAACGGCTCACCTCACGACGGCTGCTGCGTCGATGCCGCGCTGAAGTACTCGGGCGTACCGACCGACACCATCACGGGCCTGGCGCACCTCGAGGGGCGCGAGGTGTGGTTCACCGCACAGGGGCCTAACCCGCCGTACGGGCCGCTCCGTGTCGTGGGCGGCGCCATCACCCTGCCGGAGGTGCCGCTCGCCAACGCCGTGGCTCCCGGCACGCAGGATGACCCGTGGCTCATCGGCTACGTCGGCCTCCGCTTCGTCCCGGACCTCGAGACCCTCGACGCCTTTGGCTCGGCCGACGGGCGGTTGCGCTCGAAGGCGACGTCGGCCATCGGCTTCGAGGTCGACTCCTCCCGCGGCCTCGCGGTTGGCCAGGACTTCGAGCACCTCGAGGAGTGGGAGCAGCGGAACGTCGACGACGCCTACGCCGCTTCCGAGGCGACGACCGAGCTGGTGGTGCTCCCCGTCGGCAGCACCTACGACCGCGGGGCTCGCGCCTGCCTGCGCCAGACGAAGCCGCTGCCCGTCACCGTCGTCGGCCTGACGCGCGAGGTGGATGTCGGTGACCGCTGAGCTCCGCATCGTCCAGCCGACCTCCGCGCACCTCCTCGAGCTCGCCGCGACGATGCGCGCGGCTGACCGCCTGGAGGTGGACGCCCTCGGCTTCTCACCGCAGGCGGCGCTCGAGGCCTCGCTCCGCGTGTCGAGCTGGGCCGCGGCCGCGCTCATCAACGGGCACGTCGCCGCGCTCTACGGCGTGGCGGAAGACTCGGGCTCCAGCTTCCTCGCCCCGACCGGCGTCGCGTGGCTGCTCACCGGCGAGGCCGTCGACCGCTGGCCGCTGACCTTCTGGCGCGCCTCGAAGGTGGTGCTGCGCGGAATGCTCGAGCGGTACCCACGCCTCGCCAACTGCGTCGACGCTCGACACCTGTCCGCCCTCTCGTACCTGCGCCGTCTGGGCTTCCGGGTGCTGCCCGCGGTGCCCTTCGGCGTGCAGGGCGAGCCGTTCCACCCCGTTGTCCTCGGAGTCGCGTGATGGCGTCACCCATCCAGTCCTGGATTCAGGCCGTCTTCAGCACCGTGTCGGGCGCCGTCGGCGAGGCCGAGGACGACAAGGCGCTGCAGGAGAACTTCCTGCAGCTCAACCGGGCCGCGCTCCGCGAGGACGCGCTGGCCGCCGACACCCTGCGTCGAGGCAGCTTCGTCGCCGGCCTGAAGCGCATGGAGGGCACGGCCACCATCGCCCAGCAGAAGGTGGCGTACGAGGCGAGCGGCGTCGACTCGACGAGCGGCACCGCGGCGCAGGTGGCCGCGTCGACGCGCATCGTCAGCGAGCTCGACGCGAAGACGCTCGAGAACAACGCCGTCCGCGCGGCGCTCGGGCACACCGAGGCGGCGACGCAGCACCGCAACGAGTGGAAGGCGCAGGTGCGTGCGCGAGACGCGCGGCGAACGAAGCGGGCGCTCGACACCGCGAGCAGCTTCCTCAACGTCATCGGCGGCGCCGCCGGCGGCGACCTGCCCAAGGGAGGGTGAGTGAGAGTCCCCATCATCGACACGCCCAGCATCAACACGAGCGAGCGGGCCAGCTTTCGGCCGCAGCTGCGCAACCCAGACCAGAACGTCGAGGCCGGGCTTCAGTCCCTCGGGCGCGGCATCGAGCAGGTGGCTGCCGGCGCCGAGGCCTACGTCGCGAAGGCCGACGAGCTGCGCCGTACCGAGGCCCTCACCCAGTACCAGAAGGACGTCACCGCCGAGCTGCTCGGCGACTCCTCGAGCCAGGGGAAGGTCGACGCGGCCTTCGACGGGCGTGAGGCGCCGACGGGCTTCCTCAACACCAAGGGCACCGAGGCCTCCGCGAAGTCGGCCGAGCTGCTCCAGCGCCTCGAGAAACGCCGGCAGGAGCTCGGGGCGACGCTCAACGACAGGCAGCGCTCGGGCTTCCTCGAGCGCTCGGCCGGTGCGTACGAAGGGGCGCGGGCGCGCATCGAGTCGCACGTCGGGCAGCAGTTCCGCGCCGCGCAGGTGGCCACGGCAGACGCCGCGAAGCAGGCCTATCTCGACGCGGTGGCGACGGGCGGAGACCCGGTAGACCTCGAGCGCCAGCGCGCCGACGTCGAGACGAGCATCGCCGCGCTGGCGCTGTCCCCGGAGGACGCAAAGGCCGACGTCGCGAAGCTGCGCGGTGACGCCGCGGTCGCCGGCATCGGCGCGGCGCTGGCCAACAACGATGTCGAAACGGCCGCGCAGCAGCTCGAGGCGCGTAAGGAGGCGCTCGGCACCCGCTACCCCCAGGTGAAGCACCAGGTCGACGCCGCCATGAAGGGGCGCGAGCAGGACGTCGCCCAGGGCGAGGCGGACCGGCAGGTGGCGGCGTGGGCCGACGAGGTGCGCAGCAAGGACGGCTTCGTGTCGGAGACCGAGCTGCGCGCGCGGGCGAAGGACGTCCCGGCCGACAAGCAGCGCTTCTTCGAGCACTCGCTCGACAGGCACGTGCGCAACGAGGCCGCGAAGAAGGACGACGCCATCAAGGCCGCGCGCGACGTCGCCAACCGCGCCGACCTCGACCGGCAGCAGATTCCCGGCGCCGCCTTCGAGTTCCTCCGGCAGTACGACCCCGACTTCCTGCTCGCGCGCGAGGCGCGTCGGCAGGCGCAGTACGACAGGTGGCTCGCGCTGAAGAACGGGACGCCGTCGCAGCGCTCCGCGGCCGCCGCGCAACAGGCTGCCGACGACGAGGGGTTCCGCTACCGCGTGCAGCGCCGCGTCCGCGAGGACCCGTCGCTGACGCCCGAGCAGATCGAGGTCGAGTACGCGGCCTTCATGAAGAAGAAGTACGGGCGCAACGTGGCGGTGTCGCAGCCCGAGCTCGAGCGCGCCGGCGCCTTCACCGTCGACTACCGCCAGAAACTCACGACCAAGGAGGGCGCGGCCGACAGGGCGACCACGGCGCGCGTTCAGAAGGCCGTCGAGAACGCCGCGAAGCTCAAGCTCGACAAGGGGAAGAAGCTCGACCCCGAGGCGATCGCCGAAGAGGTTGGGCGCGACCTCGCCATCCTGCAGTCGCGCGTCGAGCAGAACGGCGGGAAGCCGCTCGAGGAAGAGCAGATGGTCGAGTTCATCCGGTCGATCACCGAAGAGCTCACGCTCGAGCGGCCCGGGCGCGTCTACGGCACCAACACCGTGCAGGTCGGGCGGCTCGGTCAGCAGCCGGTCTACGGCCCCCAGGCGCCTCCGCCCGCGGCCGCGCCCACCACGCCCAAGAAGCGCCCGACTGCCACGGGCAAGAACGGTGAGAAGTTCCAGCTGTCGGAAGACGGCAAGTCATGGGAGTTGATCAAGTGAGCCTTCCCCCGCTTCCCGATGGCGCGACGCTCGACGCTCTCCCTCCGCTCCCCGAGGGCGCATCGCTGGATGCGCAGCCCCTCGAGCCCGGCAACATCGACATGAGCTCTCGGCCGCGCGTGAAGAACGCCGACGGCTCGATCAGCACCGTCCGCTCGATGTCCGTCAACTTCGACGGCGCCGAGGTGCTCATCCCCACCGTCAGCGACGACGGCCGGGTGATGGACGACCAGGAGGCCATCGACACCTTCCAGCGCACCGGCCGTCACCTCGGGAAGTTCGCGACGCCCGACGAGGCCACCCGCTTCGCCCAGCAGCTCCACGACACCGAAGCGGCGAAGCTCGCCGCCGAGTCGCCCTTCAAGCGGCAGGTAGGGCTCTCGGACCCGTGGGAGGGCAGCGCGCGCCGGTACGCGCAGCAGCGCGCCGAGCAGGAAGACATCGTGCGGAAGGCCTTCAAGGCCGGCTCGGAGCCGGGCGTCGACCCCGACGTGCTCGACGCGCGGGTGGCCACCTTCTTCGACATCCCGGTCGCGACGGTGACGGCTGGGCGCCAGGGCTGGCTCGACACCTACGCGAAGGCCTCGGGTGACCCGCGGAAGTGGATCGACGAGAACCCGCTCAGCGCCCGGCTGGTGCTCGAGCACCCCGAGCGCGCCGATCAAGTCGTCAGCGACAAGACCTTCAACGTCGCGATGAAGGCGCTCAACGGCGCCATCGACACCGTTCGCGACACCTGGGACAAGGCCCTTCGCCTCGAGGCCGACATGCCGTGGGGCGGGGCGGCGAAGGCCTTCCGCGACACCGCTGGCGCGGCCGTGGCGAAGGCCAACTCGCTCGTCATCGGCGCCGACAAGGCACAGGCCGAGGTCGACGCGCTGAACGTGCCGAGGACGCCCGAGCAGCAGAAGGCGCTCGATGCCGAGCGCGCGCAGCGTGACGCCCCCAAGCCCACCACGGAGGTCGACTCCCCGGCCGCGGCCGAGGTGCGCGCCGGCGGAGCCTTCGCCATCGCCGGGCAGCGTGCGCGAGAGGCGCGGGCGCAGCTCGAGGTGTCGAAGCTCTACGCCGACCTGCTCTGGGCGCGACGTGCGAAGCAGGACACCACGTTGCTGGTGCAGCGCATCCAGGAGGCTGAGGAGACCGCGAAGGGGCTGGCGCTCGGCGAGACGGGCGCGACGCAGGTGCTTGCCGACTCGTGGTCGACGGCGCAGTCGACGCTGGGCGTGCTGCAGGCCGGCGCGGAGGGGCTCGCCCCGGGCGCCCTCGTCGGCGGCGTGATGGCGTCGACGATGGTGGCCGTCGCGACGAGGAACCCGGCGGCCACCGGGCGCGCCTTCTTCACCGGCGTCGGCGTCGGCGCGAAGTTCGGCGCGGGCAGCGAGGCGGCGAAAGCCTCCTTTACCTTCGAGCTCGGCGACTCCTTCAAGCAGCTGCTGTCGACGGAGACCGACGCGAAGAAGCCCCTCTCCGAGGACGAGGCGATCGGCGGCGCGCTCATCTCCGCCGCCCTGAAGACCGGCGTCGAGATGGCCGAGCTGTCCCTCATCATGAAGGCCCTCGGCCCCGGCGCGGCCGCGCTCGAGGAAGGCGGTCTCGCGGCGGTGCGGCGCCAGCTGGCGACCAACCCGGGCTTCCGCGCGCTCGCGACGAAGGCGGCGAAGGCGTGGGTCGGCGAGGGCGTCGAAGAGGTGGTGCAGGGGGCCACCGACGACGCGGTGAGCTATCTCGTGCGCTCGAAGGCTGACGCGGCGTGGCAGTCGGGCCCGGTGGTGGACGTAGAGGCGCGCAAGCAGGACTTCGTCGGCGGCCTGCTGGCTGGCTCGGTGTTCGGCGCCGGCAGCCTCGTGGTCTCCACGACGACGCACTCGCTCTTCAAGGCGCGCAACGAGAGCGCGGCCGCGCTGGCCCCTGCGCTCGCCGAGTTCGCCGCCAACCCGAAGGCCCAGGCCATGGCGCCCGAGCTGGCCGGCCTCGTCGCCGCGAAGACGGCCGAGCAGGGCGAAGAGGTGAGCCACGTCTACGTCGACGCCTCGGCCTTCCGCCGCCTCTTCCAGACCGACGCGGAGGCTGACTCGAAGGCGACCGAGCTGATGGGCGAGAACGGCCCGAAGCAGCTGGCCAACACCGGCTTCACCTCGGGCAAGCTGGTGGTGCCCCTCGAGGACTACGTCGCGAAGTGGGGGAAGGACGACATCGCGAAGAAGCTGGTCGAGGACACGGCCACGCGCAGCGACAGACCCACGCCGCGTGAGCTCGCCGCGCAGCAGGCGGCCGATGAGGAGTTCGCGAAGAAGATCGCCGCGGAGAACCGCGCGCCGGGCGACAGCCCCACCCTCGACCGCTTCGACGCGCTCGAGCAGCAGCTCGTCGACTCGGGGCGCATGTCGGCCACCGACGCGCGCGAGTCCCTCGTGCCGCTGCGGAAGACCTTCGAGACCCTCGCGCAGCGCTTTGGCCAGAAGGTCGAAGACCTCTTCCAAAACGTGCGCGTGCAGGTCGACGACGGCGGCAAGGTGCTGCTGCTCGAGGCCCGGCAGGCGCACGCCTCGCAGCGTCTCTCGGCCGAGCTTCACCAAGGGCTGACGCCGGAGCAGGCGGCCGAACGGCTCTACGTCGACGACCACGTGACGTCGCTCTACACCTTCCCGGCGTGGGAGCTGATGCAGCAGGAGGCGCCGGCGAAGTCGGTGGCGACGCTGACGCTCACCGACATCAAGCCCGTCAACGACTCGGTGCTGGGCGGCCACGACACCGCCAACGCGCTGCTCGCTCACGTCGCCCCGGCCATCGCCGCGGTGGACCCGCAGGCCGCGCGCAAGGGCACCACCTTCGTGTTCCGCGGTGGGCAGGCCGAGCTCGCGCGCGCGCTCGAGGGCGTGAAGGCGCTGCTCCCCGAGGGCATGCAGGCGCGCGGGGCCGTCGGCGCCGACGTGAAGGCGGCGATGACGCAGATGGACACCGGCATCGATGCCGAGCGCCTCGCCGGCACGCTGCCGAAGGAGCGCGGCGACACGAAGGCCGACCTCACCAAGCTCCCCGAGCTTGAGCGGCAGTTCGCCGCCGCGGCCGCGGCTCGAGCCGAGCAGGAGAAGACCGGGCAGCGCGCGCCGCTCCGTGCGCAGGTGACGTCGGCGATGAAGGCGAAGGTGGCCGCGATGTCGCCGGCCGAGTACTTCCGGCACGCGTACCAGGACGCTCGGGTGCCCGGCGTGCTCTCGGCCGTGGCCTGGGACAACATCCCTCGGAAGGCCTTCGTCGCATCGATCGACATCAAGGGCCTGAAGGACATCAACGAGCAGAGCAAGGTGATCTTCGGGGACAAGCGGGTCGGTGACCAGGTGCTCGACCTCTTCGCCCAGGTCGCCAGCCGCCTCGACGGTTCCGACTTCGACTTCGCTCACCTCAGCGGCGACGAGTACGCCGCACAGCACGACGACCCTGCGAAATTGAAGGCTTGGCTCGCCGCCATGGAGGAGGCGTTGACGAAGGTCGGCGTTCCCCACACAGTTGCAGGGCCGAGTGGCGAAACGCTCGACTGGCGGTTCGAACCGAAGTTCCGCAGCGGCATCGGAGAGAAGACCTATGGCAACGCCGACCGAGTCCTCAACGCCTCCAAGCTCGAAGAAAAGCGACGAGCTGCAGAAGGGGTGGGAGGAGCTCAAGGCCCTGCATCAGGCGCAGGGCGGATCATGGACGCTGGAACAGGCGGTGGCGTTCGCCAAGAAGTACCCGGAGTTCAAGTTCAGCCAGACCCCGGAGCAGCGAGCGCAGTTCGAGGCGGAGCTCGAGGCGTTCAAGAGGGCCAACCCGCTGCCCGGCGAGAAGTTCACCAGCGACGCGGAGCAGCCCCCCAAGGTTTCGTCGAAGCCCAGCGGCTCGGGCTCGTAGCTCAGGGGGCGAAGCAGCGCCTCGAGCAGGACACCAACGGCTTCACCGACATCGCGGCCGAGGGCACCGACAAGGTGTACCGAATCGGCCTCAAGGCGACCGCCAACCGCTCCACCTTCCTCCACGAGTCGGGGCACGTCTTCCTCGACCTCTTCGGCGAGCTCGCGCAGCGCGCCGATGCACCCGAGAGCGTGCGCGCCGACTGGGCGCAGACGCTGAAGTGGTTCGGCGTCACGCAGGAGCAGTGGGCGGCCATGTCGGCGGAGGAGCAGCGGCCGCTGCACGAGAAGTGGGCCGTCGCCTTCGAGTCCTACCTCGCGGAGGGCAAGTACCCCTCGGCGAAGCTCGCCGGCGCGTTCCAGCGGTTCCGCCTCTGGATGGGCTCGGTCTACAAGCGCCTCACCCAGCTCGGCCCCGTCGCTCCGGAAATCGCCGGCGTCTTCGACCG